TACCAGCATCATTATATCAATGGCTTACTGGTAATACTAAAAAGAAACAAGCACAAGAAGCATTACAATATATACAAAACAATCCTGATCAAGCAGGATCTAGAATCTATAAAGAAGCAGAACGTAAACTAAATAGATTTGGTTATCTTCTAGAAGAAGGACCAATGAATATAGACATCAAAGAAGTTGGGAATATGGTAAAACAAAATCCTAAACTATTTGGTGCTGAACTTGTAAATATGATTGTTGCTGATCCTTGGCTACTTTTTATGCCATTAGGATGGGGTAGACTTGGTAGAGGTGTAGTAAATTCTATTAAAGTAAAACGTGGTAAAAATTTAAAATACAAAAGATTAAAAGCTAAAAATGCATCTGATATTAAAGTAGGTGCTACAGCTACACTAGCTACACCATTGGTATTTTCTACTACATTTCAGTTAGGAGAAGATGCAAACTTAGATCCAAAAAGAACATCTATAGAAACTACTATAGGAGCTACAGCAGGAGCTTTATTCTCAGTAGGCTTTGCAGGTACAGGTGAGCTTGTACGTAGATTGACTAGAGTACCCAGAGCTAGGATAGAATCATCTTATAGAAAAGTATTTGATCAATATAAAAATGATGCAGAAAAGTTAGTAGATTTTAATGAACAAGGTATCTACAAAAATGTAGATGAACTAATAGAAATAATTAGAAAAGAAGCTGGTACTATATCTGATCCTAAAAAGTTTGACTTAATTAAGGCAGATGTAACAGCAGCTCTTAGAACTATTAATGAAAATGGCAAAGATATGGCACTAGCCACTGCTTTAAAAAGAGCAGCAGCTGTAGGGGGTATTTTTGGTACAGCACAATTTTTAACATCACCTGATGAAAAACTTGTAGCAACAGCTAAAGGTTTTGGTGTTGGTGTAGCATTATATGGTGCTGGTAGATTTCTTGGAAATCAACTTAGAAAACTTCCAAAAGAATTTGAAGAAGCAGCACTATCAGGTGAAGCTACATTAGATGCTGCTAGACTTAGCACAGTTAGATTAAACTCAGCAGCACAAGAGTTATCTAATGTAATCAAAGCTCAGATACCTGATGCTATAGATTCAAGAAGATTATTATTTTATTATCTTACAAAAGCTAGAGTAGATAGAAAAACATTTAAGTATAATGGTAAACTAAAACCTATAACTTTAGATGAGCTTAGAGCTGTAGATAAAAATCTACCTGAAGCAGCTAAAACTATAGAAAAAATATTTAATGAGTATTACAATATATTTGGTGCAGGTGGTGAAAGATTAGTATTTAATAAAAGAACTAACTATCTACCTTTGCTTTGGAATGAATATAATCCTAAAGCACAACCATTTAGATTTGTACGAGATTTTGATACAGGCATAGTTACTGGTCCATCAGGTAAGTTTCAGTTTGCTAGACGTGGTATATTTGGTGATATAAATCATGGATTACAAAAAGGATTTACAATACGTTTAGGTAAAGATGATCCAGCTGAACTGGTACGAATGTATACCTTTGCAGCAGGTAAAGCACTCTCTACTAGAGCAATAATAAAAAATTTAGAACTTACAGAAATATCTAAAAAGCCATTAATTATTAGAAATAATGTTAAGAAAACTTTTGATGATACTAATTATACAGAATTTAAACATCCATACTTTGTAGACAAAGGTGATTCTGTATTAGTACACAAAGGTATGATTAACTCATTAAGAATGGTCTTTGATGCTACTGATGAAGGTGCATTAATGGGTGCACTCTTTACAACCAACTTAATGATGAAAAGACTAGCAGTAGGATTCTCATTCTTTCATGCTGGTGCATTAGTAGAATCATTATGGTTTGCAGGAGCTAAACCAAACTTTATTAAAAAAACATTAGACCCCAGATCTAAACCAGAAATACTTAAATCTGTTCAAGATCCAAAAGCGTATATCAAAGACTTTGGTCACGCTATAGATCAATTACGTACAGCAGGTTATGATGATGTAGTAAGATTTAGTCAAGGTGTTGGATTACAAATATCTGTACCTGAAGATACAGGATTTGATAGATTCTATTACAATCTTAGAGGATTAGATCCATTCTTAAAAAGACACTTTGGAATATCTACAAATAATAGAGTAGAAAAAGTATTTAGATGGTTTGATACTATTACATGGGATAGAATTTTTACAGCAGCTAAACTCCATACATTTCTTACAGTATTAGATGCACCTACACTTATGGGTAGACCTAATCTATTAAGAATTATGCCTGGTGATACTCAGGCACAGATATATGGTAAAGCAACTAAAGCTGCTACATTTGCTAATGATGCATTTGGTGGTCAGAACTGGGAACAATTAGCGAACAGAATACAATCTGATACACTTAAAAGATTAGCACAAACTACGTTACAACCAGCATCTAGAGGTTATATGCAATTACTTCTATTTGCTCCTGATTGGACAATATCTAATATTAGGATTATTGCTAAGTCATTACCTAACTTTGAGTCTGATCCTGCATTACGTAGAATGTATCAATACTATTTTGCTAGAGCTGCACTTACGTATGCTGTAGCAGGATCTGCACTAAACTATATATTTAGTGGACACTCAATATTAGAAAATACAGATCCAACAAGAATTGACTTAGGAAATGGTGAAGTACTCACATTTTCTAAACAATTAATGGAGCCTTTCCATTGGATAACAGATCCACAATCAACTGGTCTTAAAAAGATTGGTTCTCTACCTAGAACAACAATAGAAGTATTAACTAATAAACAATACTTGACTACTAAGTGGAGTCCAAATATTACTAAAAAAGATGATGAGGCGATTGAAAAAGGACTAAAAATAGGTGGTCATGTAGGTATGAGATTTTTACCTATTTGGTTGCAGTCTGCATCACGAAACATAGCAGAAGGATTACAAGAACAAGGATTATCCTTAGATCTTGCATCTGACACTGCTGTTGATTTTGTGTTAGGACAGCTTGGACATCCTAGATATCAAGGACCAAGATACACACAATATAAAACGAAAGGACTTATAAGAGATCCTTATAAGACATTATTTTAATATGAGCAGAGCTACAGAAAATAGAGAAGAAATTCTTAAAATACATGGAGCTATAGATCTTATCAATCAAAGGATTGATACTATAGAAAACAACCACCTAGCACACATGCAAAAAGATATAGATAGAATACAATATATCTTAACAGCTGTTGGTTTAGGTGTTGCAGCCCAAGTATTATACTTAGTTACTAGCATTTTTGCATGACAAAAATAGCATTATTTATGATTATGTGTTCCTACGTTGCAGGAACATGCATGAATCCTATTGAGATGGATACATATTATGATGATATGTATACCTGTCTTAATGCAGGACATCAAGAATCAATAGATAAAGCTAAAGAAATAGGTAAAGATGATATAAACCAACATGGTATATACATGAAGTTTGTATGTATAGAGAAAGAAATTATTTTACCAAAAGGTAAACCTATATAAGTTGTACCTTACACTCTAGACTACATAAACTTTAAGTTGTAAAACATTGTATGTTAAGAAAATCAATACTTGTGATAAGTGATCAACATGCTCCTTATCATCATATAGATACAATAGACTTTCTAGCTGCTATTAAAAAAAAATACAAACCTGATACAGTTGTTAATATAGGTGATGAGATGGATTGGCATAGTATTTCATTCCATGACTCTCATCCAGGACTATATTCACCTAGTCATGAGTTACAAGTTGCTAGAAAATTTTTTAAAGATTTAGAAAAATTATTTCCAAAACAATATGTTATGGACTCTAATCATGGTAGTTTAGTATTTAGAAAAGCTACTAGATATGGTTTACCACACGAAGTTTTCAAATCATATAATCATATGTTAGGTGTAGGTAAAGGGTGGACATGGCATGAGGATTTAATTCTGAAAGCATCTAATGGACAGAAGTTATATTTCTGTCATGGTAAATATAAAGATGTTTTAAAAGTTGCTCAACAATATGGTATGTGCACGATACAAGGGCACTATCATACATTGTTCAAAATAGATTATTGGAGTAATCCAAATGAACTACTATGGGGAATGCAAGTTGGGTGTTTAGTCAACATGAAAAGTTTAGCTTTTGAATATAATAAACTTCAGAAGTCTAGACCAGTAATAGGAACAGGAGTTATCATTGATGGATTACCTAAATTAATCCCAATGGTTTTAAAAGACAATGGCAGATGGAATAGAAAAATTACCTAGAGGTATTAGAAATAAGAATCCAGGTAATATTAAGTTAGGTACAGATTGGGATGGTTTGGCTGCTGAGCAGACAGATCCAACTTTTTGTATATTTGATGAAGCTGTAATGGGTATACGTGCATTAATGCGTATATTACTTACTTACAGATTCACACATAATAAAAAAAATATAGACTCAATCATTAGAAGATGGGCACCCCCATCAGAAAATGATACTGAAGCATATATTAAGTTCGTTGCAAAACGTATGGAAATAGAACCTATGGCTATGATTGATAATAGCATAGAAGCATATTTACCTTTGGTAAAATCAATAATCCAAATGGAAAATGGTATGCAACCTTACGATGATGAACTTATTGTGGAGGGAATGTACAAAGCATGGGAAGGACATCCAACTGGTTCTTCAGCTTAATTATGGATATTGGTTTTAGATTACATAAATATGGCTGGGAGAAACTTCACAAAAATAGTAAGTACACTCACTACATGGGTGGGAGTACTCGTATAATGTACAAAGTAAAAAAGAAATAATATGTGGTTGAATTTATTATCATTAGGCGTTAAAACAGCGTCTCATATTTATCAGAACAAACAAAAAACAAAACAATTAATGTCAGATGCTCAGCGAGTACATGCTGAACGTATGGCGAAAGGCGAACTTGAATATAAAGCGAAAATTATTGAGAGCAATGATAATGGTTGGAAAGACGAATTTGTCCTTGTTCTCGTATCTTTGCCTATTCTTTTATTGGGTTGGTCTGTGTTCTCTGACGATCCTGAAATTCGTGCTAAATTAGACTTGTTTTTTGAATACTTTAAGAACTTACCATATTGGTATCAAGCTATATTTATAGGAGTGGTTAGTGCTATCTATGGTCTTAAAGGTGCTGATATTATGAGAAAGAAATGATTGACCACTCTAAATGTAAAACTTGTAAAAAAAAACTTTTACACAGATATGTAGTATTCGACAAATACAAGTATTGTCTAAAATGTTTCTATACATCTGGTAAATCATTACCAATATTTCATGGTGAAACTAAACGAAAACACAAACGTATCTCTACCAATTAGAAATCTGATTGCACTTGTTGCAGCAGTTGCTATAGGTGTATGGGCATACTTCGGTATAGTTGAAAGACTTAATAAGTTAGAAACTTCAGATACTCTCTTTCAAGCTGATCTTTTAAAAAAAGCTGAGCAAGAACCAAAGAATCTTGAAATGTATATGCTTATTGAACACCTTGCAGGTCAAATAGAATCTATTGAAAAAGAAATTGAAGCATCAAGATATAACAAAGTAAACATAGATCACCTTAAAGAACAGGTAGATATGTTACAAAAAAAACTAAATGGAAATCATCAATGATAGAAACTGTAATAGCACTCTTAATGATTGTAGATCATGAAATAAAAGAACATAGAATACAACCTAATATGTCAGAATGTTTACGTGGTAAAAGGGTAGCAAATAGAACTGCATCACCCTCTACTGAATATAGATGTATTATATCCAAAGCTGAAACAGAAATCTATATGGGTGAAAAATCTATTAAGAAACTTATATTAGATGATAAAAGCAAATAAAAAAAGAAACCCTTTTGCTAGACAGCTCAGGCATTTTAAAAATAAAATTATTAAAAATAAAAGACGTTACGATAGAAAGAAAGAGCAACAGATGTTGCACCATAGTCAAGCACTATAATCTCTCTCTATAATCATTTCTAGATAGTGAATAGCCTTTTCTATATCTTTCTTTTTACCTTTATTTTTATGACGACAAATGTATTTAATAGCATTGCCTTCGGCAAATGGTAAATTATTTTCATT